GGTTCTTGACAGATCAAGACAGACGGCGACTGGAAGACGAGACCGATCCGTATTACAGAGACGTTTACACATTGGGTAACTGGGGTGTGTTAGGAAGCGTTATATTTAAGAACTGGGAGGCTAGGGACTTACACAATGAGTTTGTAGACATAAACGGTACGCAGACATGCATTTTAGACACATTTGATAATTATAAGAACGGCCAGGATTTCGGGTTCTCGGTTGATCCTAATGCAACGATAAGGACACACTATGCTAAAAAGCTTAAGACAATATATGTAACAGACGAACTATACGAACGTGAAATGACAAACGATATGTTAGCTGAGGCACTTAAGCCAATTATCGGCAAAGAATATATTACTTGTGATAGTGAAGACCCAAGATGTAAGGTCGAGCTAAACAAATTAGGCATTAACGCATTATCTGCAAAGAAGGGTAAGGATTCAGTTAGATTTGGTATAGACTGGCTGCAAAGACAACACATAATAATTGATGTAAGATGTCAGAACTTTAAGAACGAGATTCAACAGTACAAATGGAAAGAGGACAAAGACGGTAACGCATTAAGAGTACCAGTAGACAAGAACAACCATTTACTAGATGCTCTGAGATACGCATACGAGAGCGAATCAATGTACGGAGACGTAAAGGCAGTTAGGGCATTTTATTAGGAGGGGTGAAAGATGATTAAAGATGGAAGGGTTGTATTCGGGCCAATAGCAATGTGTGCGGCATCTACTCACACATTCAAAGAAAGTTGTATAGATTTATCTCCTGACGAATACAGCGTCAGAGATGAAGAATTAAAAATAGCTAAAGATACATACTGGGACAGATACAACGACACTGACAAGTTCGAGGTGATAAAGATATGAAATATGAACACACACCGTTGAGCAAAGATGAATGGGACTTTTCTAAGTTTGACCATAAGGAATTTAGAAGGGTTTGGAACGAACTAACAATCAGAGTGTTGGAAGAAATGAAAATAATGGGGGCGTGGATGGAGAATAAAAACAAGGACGTGAGAACATGAGTATAATGTCAGATATTATAATGCGAATAGAAGTCGGGCAAATGTCCAGGATATCGGATATCATCAAAGACCTGATAAGCGACCACAGAATACAGCATAACAGAATGATCAAGAACTACGAGAGGTACAAGTCCACAATGGAGGGTGTACCTATTTTCATGCATACACATATAGACAAAAGCAAGATCAACAACCAACTCAATAACGCTTTCGACCGAGATATCATTGACACAAAGGTTGGGTACATGTTGGGAAATCCGATTATATACGACATAGACACAGCGGTTTATACATCAACAGAGATAAACCCTGACACAGGCGAAGAAACAGAAATCTTCAACCAGGACGCTTACGACCTAGATATCCAGGTCATAAAAGACTTCAACAAGACAAACCATATAGAGCTGTTAGACAGCGAAACTTTGAAAATGGCAACTATATGTGCTTATGGCATTAGACAGCTGTATATAGGCGAAGAGGGGACGACAAGGGTACAAAGTATAGAACCGTGGGAATGTATTGTAGTTAGAGACTCTTCATTGGACGAACCCAAATTCGCAATGCGCTATTATGAGATAATGGACGGCAAAGAAACTAAGACCTATGTAGAATGGTACGATGAAACTAACGTGTATTATTTTATCTCTTCAACGCAGACAGATAAGGACACAAAACAGAAAGAAATCTTGTATGTTCCTTTCATGAGAAACGGAAAAGAATCACAACCGCATATGTTCAAAGGCGTTCCGATAATCAAGTTCGACAACAACAAAGAAGAACAAGGCGACTGTGAAAAGGTTTATTCGCTGATAGACGGGTACGATATCACGTTGTCAGACATCAACTCAGAACTTGAACAGTTTAGGCTTGCGTACATGGCTTTTTATGGGATGGTTCCAGACGAAGACGTTATGGAAAGAGCAAGAAGAACGGGTGCTTTCGGGTTTGGCGATACCACAAGTAGAGCGGAATTCTTAACAAAAGACCTGAGCGACACTGTTATAGAAAATCATCTAAACAGGCTCGAAGATAATATATACGGGTTTGCACAGTCGGTCAATTTCTCTGATGAAGCATTTGGCGGCACCGTAACAGGTATAGCAATGAAGTTTAAAATGTTTAGTCTTGAGTCAAAGTGCGTTACCTCAGAACGAGAGTTTACATCATCTTTAATGAGAATGTACAAGCTGTTATCTTTTGTCTGGAACGTCAAAGGTTCTAACATAGACTATAAAAATATAGAGTATACTTGGACTCGAAACTTCCCATTGAATCTATTGGATGAAGCACAAACAACCGTTGCATTTGCCGGACTGATCAGCGACAAGACCAGACTTGGACTATTGAGCTTTGTAGATGATGTAGGCAAAGAATTAGCACAGATGGAAAAGGAGCAAGGCGACACAATCGACCTTGACATAGAAGAACTAGAGGTAGACGAATTCGGGAATCCGATAGAGGAGGAAGAGGAGTGAAATATTTTCCAAAGGAATGCATATTGCCGTTAGAAGAATTAAAAGTGTTGTGTGAGGAATGGAAAAAGGTTTTAGGGTTAGAGAATTGGGAAACTAGCGTAGTTATACAAAGAGATCATAACCTTGATTCTGCTGGCAGATGCGATTGGCAAAACGGAGGTCAAAAAGCAGTCATAAGGATATTGGATCATATTGATTGGGAAAAAGTACATAATGGATTTAAACAATTCATGGAAAAGACACTTATCCATGAATTGTTGCATTGTAAATTTGGGATACTTGATAGTTATGAAGTAGATACCGTTGAAGACGCATTACACGAACAGATTATTGACACATTAGCCAATGCATTAGTAGGATTAAAGAGGGAGCCGAATGTCGATAACGAGTGAACTAAACAAAGCAAATAAGGTCGCTGCAAAGATGACCACTAGCATGGAAAAAGAATTAGTCGCTAAATATCGAGTTGCTAACAAAGAACTAAAGGTGATGTTCGGAGATCTATATTCTAAGTACGGTATCAAAGACAAACTGACGTATGCAGAGATGCAGAAATACAACCGTCTGAAACTGACACAAAAAGAGATTACAAAAACAATGAACGCTTTGTATCTTGACGAGAAAAGAATCTTGAATAGCGGTTTATCAGAGATGTACAAGTCAGGTTATTATCGTACAGGGTTTGCAATAGAAAAAGAGTTGCAGGCGAAGCTGAGTTATAAAACATTAGATGTTGCAAGAATCAGGGCGGCTATACAGAACCCTATATCGGGGCTGACATTGAATCAGACGCTATTAAAAAACAAAGCTCAGGTAATTAGCAAGATAAACCAGTCAGTTGTTCAGGGCTTGATGCGTGGCGAAGGATACGGGAAGATGTCAAAGCGGATTACTAAAGTATTAGGTGGTGACGCTAAGAAATCTATGGTGGTGGCTCAAACAGAAGCACACAGAGTACATAATCAAGCTTCTTTAGAAAGTATGGAACACGCAAACGACTTGGGAATCAAAACAAAGAAGATTTGGGTATCAACATTGGACGGAGACACAAGGGATGCTCACCAAATGTTGGACGGTCAAGAAGCAGACAAGAACGGTAACTTCCACAGCGAGAACGGCGGTTCGGGTCCTGCTCCTGGTTCATTAGGAGAAGCAGCTGATGACTGCAATTGTAGGTGTACCTTCATCATCGAACTTGACGGAGTTACCAACGATTTCAGACGAGCCAGAGGGGAGGGAATAATCCCATACAAGAATTATACTGAATGGTCAAAAGCTAACGGACTAAAGAAAGCAGGATAGAGGGGGGCAATATGGCAGTAGTAATACATTGTACACACATGTTCTTTGAAAAGGACGATACGCACCAAGTGAAATCATCACTTGTTAAGACGTATTCAACGCAAGGGTACAAACAGACCTCAGAGGTCAAAGACGCAAACGGTAAAATAGTATCACTGACGTTTACGGGTCAGCCACAGATATACGAAGAAGTGGAGAAACCGAACATGTTAGAGTTTAACCCAACAGGAGGGGCAGAATGAAAAAGGTAGCTGGATTGTTATGCGTACGTGGGGGTTCCAAACGATTAACCAGAAAGAATGTTCAAGAGTGTGACGGATTGAAGCTAATGGAATACCCGCTAATTGCTATGAGCAACGCATTGTGTATTGACAAGATTTTTGTATCAACAGAAGACGAAGAAATGAAAGAGATTGCTAGGTCGTATGGTGCAGAGGTAATTGACAGGCCGTGGCAGTTGGCAACTGATTTACTAGGAGATGCGGGGGTAAAGTTACAGGCACACAGAGAGATTGAAAAAAGCATGGGTGCAGATTATTGCGTGTACGCGAACGCGACACATCCGATG